GAGACTTGGTGGGATTTAGGTATTGGAGATTCAACAGCAATTTGGTTTGTTCAAAGAGTTGGTGAAGAAATACACGTTATAGATTATTACGAAACATCAGGTGAAAGTTTATATCACTATGCTGAAGTTTTAGAGAAAAAAAATTATAACTATAATAGACATGTAGCTCCACATGATATAGTAGCTAGAGAACTAGGTACTGGTAAATCAAGATTAGAAGTAGCTAATGAAATCGGAATAGATTTTGAAATTGCTGCTAAACTTGAAGTAGATCACGGAATTGAAAGTGTTAGAAATACTTTGCCATATTGTTATTTTGATAGAGAAAAATGTAAGATAGGTTTAGATGCCTTACGTCAATATCGAAAACAATGGGATGAAAGAAACCAAGTATTTAAAAATAAACCTTTGCATGACTGGTGTTCTCATGCAGCAGACGCATTTAGATATGGGTGTGTGCATAGTCCAATAGATACAAGTCAATGGACAAAACCAATCTATATAGATACAAAATACGTAATATGAAAACTGAACGAGAAATTATAGCAATATTAAATAAAGAAATTAAATCATCTACTGGTTTTATCGGTGGTGAAATAGTTAATAGAAGAAAAAAATCATTAGAGTTTTATTTAGGAAAACCTTTTGGTAATGAAGTAGAAGGCAGATCACAAGTCGTTAGTACAGATGTTTCTGATACTGTTGAAAGTTTATTGCCTTCATTAATGAGAATATTTACTGCTGGTGAAAATGTATTTCATTGTGAGCCAGTAGGTGTTGAAGATTCTGAAACTGCTAGACAATGTTCTGATTATTTAAATTATATTTTTTATAAAGAGAACTCAGGGTTTATAAGTTTATATACTGCATTTAAAGATGCACTTATACAACGTAATGGAATTTTAAAAGTTTATTGGGATAACTCACAAAGAACTACAAGAGAAGAATATAAAAGATTAACAACTGATGAATACAATCTTTTAATTAATGATAAAGAAATTGAAATTGCAGAACATAGTGAATATCAAGAATCATTACTAGACCAAGATAATAACGAAATAGATAAAATTACTTATCACGATATCGTAATTAAAAAAACAGAATCATTTGGTCAAGTTAAAATTGAACCTGTACCACCAGAAGAATTTTTAATTGAACGTCAAGCTAAATCAATTGATCAAGCTAACTTTGTTTGTCATAGAACAAACATGACTAGATCTCAATTAATTGAAATGGGATTTGATAAAGATGAAGTTAATAAACTTCCTACTGGTAATTCAATTGATTACTTAGAAGATAATCAAGTAAGATACCAAGAAGATCTTGTTGGAATTAATGATGACGGAGACAAATCATCTGATGAAATTTTAATTCATGAATGTTATTCTAGAATAGATATTAATGATGATGGCAAAGCAGAATTAGTAAAAATATTATTAGCAGGAGATTCTACTTACAAAGCACTTAGTATTGAAGAAGTAGATTCAATGCCATTCGTTTCTATAACTCCTGTAATTATGCCACATAGATTTTATGGCAGATCAGTTTCTGAATTAGTAGAAGATATACAATTAATTAAATCAACTGTAATGAGACAAATGTTAGATAATATGTATCTAACAAATAATAATCGTATTGCAGTACAAGACGGACAAGTTTCATTAGACGATCTATTAACTAATAGACCAGGCGGTATTGTTAGAACTAAACAACCACCAGCTAATGTTATGATGGCTATGAACACCCAACCGATTGGTGATCAAGCTGCAGGACTATTAGGTTATTTAGATTCAGTTAAAGAATCTAGAACTGGTATTACAAGACAATCACAAGGATTAGATCCAAATACTTTAAACAAAACAGCAACTGGTATTAACCAGATCTTAACACAATCTCAAATGAGAATGGAGTTAATTGCTAGAATATTTGCTGAAACAGGTATTAAAGATTTAGGATATAAAATGTTTGAGCTAGTTTGTAAGTATCAACAAAAAGAAAAAATATTAAAAATTCGTGGGAAGTTTATTCCTATGAGACCATTTGAATGGAGAGACAAAGTTAATGTTACTGTATCTGTAGGACTAGGCACAGGATCTAAAGAACAACAATTAATTTTATTAACTTCAATCCTTGAAAGACAATTACAAGCTATAAACCTTCAACAGAATGTTTACGGTCCAATGGTTAATTTAAGGAACATTTATAATACATTAAAGAAACTTATAGAGAACGCAGGACTTGGTAATGTAGATCCTTACTTTATGGATCCAGATGTGGGACAAGCTCAAATGCCACAGTTACCTCCTAAACCTCCAACTGAATTTGAAAAAGTTTCATTAGCTCAAGTACAAGGTCAAAACGAAAGAGAAGTTATTAAAACTAATGTTGAGTTAAAACGTATTGAAGCTGAAATGAGAGCTAAATTACTTGACTATGAACTTCAAATCAAAGAATTAGAGCTTAAATATAATACTAAGATAAATGAGATTGATTTAAAGAGCAGATCTATGATAGAATCTCAGAAACTTGCTACAACAGGTGATATATTTAAAAAAATAATGGAAGGACAAAAAGAGTTTTTTAATAATGGACAACAAAATTCCACAATCGAACCTGGATCAACAGATTCTCAGGGGTAAACAAGCTTCTATTTTATTAGAAGAACCCTTGCTGAAGGAAGCTTTTGAATATTTATCTGAATCTTATAGATTAGAAATATTTAAAACTTCATATTCCGACCACGAACAAAGACAAGTTCTTTGGATGGCATTTAATATGCTAGACAAAATTAAAGGACATCTTGTTAGTGTAATGGAGACTGGCAAACTAGCTGCCCATGAGCTAGATAACCTAAAACGTCAATCGTAATAATTACGAAACGATAACCCTAAAGGAGCATATATGGCAGATGATAAATCTGTACAAGGTGCTGCTGAGAAAATACTTGGTTTACTGAATCCTAAACAAGGACAATCAGCACCAGTAGTCAAAGCAGAACCATCAGTAGAGCCTGAAGTTAAAACTCAGGATGTTTCAAATGACAATCAATCACAGTCTGACGAAATTGTTGAAGAAGCCGTAGCTACTGAAAATATAACAGAAGAAAATACAGAACAACCAACACAACAAGAAGAAGTTGAGAAACCAAATCTCCACCGAGTAAAAGTACAAGGTCAAGAGCTTGAGGTTACTCTCGATGAACTTAAGTCTGGTTATTCTAGAGATTCAGATTACAGACAAAAAACTCATCAATTATCACTTGATAAGAAAAATCTTGAAAGTGAAAAAGAGAGTTTACGTCAGACTTATGATTCTCGAATTAAAGAACTTAATAATGCAATTCAATCTGCAGATTTACTCTTTAAAGAACAGTTAGGTGCTACCGATCTTAATCGATTATACGAAGAAGATCCTAGTCATGCGGCTAAGTTAGAGTTTAAAATTAGACAACAACAAACTCGCATTAATGATTTACGTAAAAAAGCTGATGAAGCTTTTCAAAGTGAATTTACTAACTATCTTAAAAAAGAAATAAAACTTGCAGAAGAACGCATACCTGAGTTTGCAGATCCAGTAAAATCTACTGAGTTTAAACATAATGCTAAAAAAGTTTTAGCTGATTATGGATTTAAAGATAATGAAATATCTTCATTAACAGATCATAGATTCTTATTGGTTCTTAAAGATGCCATGCAATTTAAAAACTCTAAAGCACCTAAAGACCTTTCTCCAAAAAAGGTAGTTACTGCTCCAAAAGTTATTAAAGCTGGTATTGCTAAAACAGATAGTTCAGTTCGTGATATCATAAAACAAAAAATTGGGAAAGTAAGAAAGACTGGTCGCATGGAAGATGCACAGTCTGCCATACTTCAAATGATAACACAAAAAAAATAAGGAAAAATAAATGGCACAACCATCAAATACTTTCGATACTTACGATGCAGTAGGTATTAGAGAGGACTTACAAGATGTGATTTATTCTATTTCTCCAACTGACACTCCTTTTATGAGTGCAGCTGCTAGAGAACAAGTTAAATCAACAACACACGAATGGCAAACAGACGCACTTGCTGCAGCATCAACATCTAATGCTGTAATCGAGGGCGATGAAGCTACTCTTGATGCTTCTACAGCTACATCTAGACTTGCAAACAAAACGCAAATCATGGACAAAACTGTAGTTATTACAGGCACTCAAGAAGCAGTTGATAAAGCTGGTAGAGCAAGTGAATTAGCTTATCAAATCGCTAAAAAATCAAAAGAACTAAAACGAGACATCGAAGCTACTTTACTTGCTAATCAAGCAAAAGTAACTGGTGATGCTTCAACTGCAAGAAAATTTGCATCTCTTGGAGCATGGGTGTTTTCGAATGACTCATTAGGATCTGGCGGTGCATCACCAACTGGTGATGGAACTGATGCTAGAACTGATGGAACACAAAGAGCTTTCACAGAAGATCAACTGAAATCAGTTATCAAATCTGTATGGAACGCAGGTGGAAATCCTTCAGTACTAATGGTTGGTCCTTTCAATAAACAAAAAGTATCTGGATTCACAGGTGGATCTACTAGATTTGATGCTTCAGAAGATAAAACATTATATGCAAGTATCGATGTTTACTCATCTGACTTCGGTGATCTAGAAGTTGTACCTAACAGATTCTCTAGAGATAGAGATGCGTGGGTTCTGGATATGGACTACTGGTCAGTAGGTTTCTTAAGAGACTTCACTATGTTTGAATTATCAAAAACAGGTGATAGCGAGAAAAGACAGCTTTTAGTTGAGCTGACTTTAGTTTCTAGAAACGAAGGTGCTAGTGGACTTGTTGCAGACTTAACAACGTCATAGTATATAACTTGAGGGGGAGAGCAATCTCCCCTTCTTTAACTTTTGTTTGGTCTTTGAAGTCTTAAAGACGGAACGAAGCAAACATAGGAAAACAAAATGAGAACATTAAACGACTACTTTTTAACTGCTAGATTAGCAGATGTATCTGCAGCTAGTTCAGTTAATATCGCTGTACCTGATGATGGAAAAATTATTAAAATTATTTCTGTATTAGGTGGAGCAATCACATCAGCTAATTCAGCTGTAACAAGTGCTGTAAATGGAACTACTGTAACAGGTGGTGGATTTACAGTTGCTTTTTCAGGATCAGCTGCTGGAGACATTGATACTGCGGAACCAACTGCAGCTAACAGTGTTAAAGAAGGTGATTACATAACAATTACATCTGATGGTGGATCTTCTACGACTCAACCAATTGATATAACTGTTATCATAAGAAGATAATTTTACATTAGGGGGTAGCAATACCCCCTTTTTTAATTTAAAAGGAAATATATGGCAATTATGAATTATGGTCTTAGACCAGTAACAACATCTAAAGTGGCTATGAGTGGTACATCTGCTCAAAGTTCTGCTATAGGTGCAAACATACAATATGTAAGATTAGTAGCTGATGCTAACTGTCATTACAATATTGGTGTTAACCCAACAGCAACAACTAGCACAGTTTATTTACCTGCTAATGAAATAGAAACTATTAAAATTTCTGAAGGTGAAAAAGTAGCTGGAATTTGTGCTTCTGGAAATTTATACGTTACATCATTAACTGAGTAATGTCTAAGTTAAGAGACGTTGAGTTTGATGGAGTAGTCCGTTCAGATTATATTAAAGAATCTGATGGAAAACTTACTATTAAACACACTCAAGATGTTGAACCTGTTCTTAAAAAGAACAAACAACTTATTACTTTAAATGATGGATATTCTAAATCTAGAGATTTAAAAAGAGTAGCAAGTATTCCAAATATTTGTTTAACGATTTGGGCCAAAGAATATAATGGAACTAATAATTGGTTTGGAATACCAGATGTAGAACGTAAAAAGATTTTAAAGAAAAAATTAAACTCTAATGAGTATAGATATTTTAGAACTGCAGAAGGAAAAATATAATGGCAATTAGTACCTATACAGAATTAAAATCAACAATAGCTAACTGGCTTAATAGATCTGACCTTACATCTGAAATATCTGATGACTTTATAAAATTAGTTGAAGCTGATCTTAATGCTAAATTAAGAATTAGACAAATGGAACAGATTGATACTATTACTATTAATAGTGAAACAGTTACAGTTCCAACAGGATTTATAGCGGTAAGATCATTTTACATTTTATCTGGTGGCACAAAATATCATTTAAATTACATTACACCTGCAAATTTATTTGCAATTAAAGGTGCTTCAACTACTGGCTTACCAAGAGTTTATACAATTGAATCAGACAATGGAGTAGAACAATTTAGATTTGCTCCAAGTCCAGACACAACTTACACAGGGTACTTACAATACTATAAAGCATTTACACCTTTATCATCTGGTAATGCTAGTAATTATATTTTAGCATCACATCCATCTGTTTATTTATATGGCAGTTTATTTCATGCTGCTAACTTTATTGGCGGTATAGATCAAGCTCAAGTTCAAAACTGGATAGCTATGTATCAAACTGCATTAGAAAGATTAGAAAGTAATGATCAACAAGATTCATTTGGTGGATCTCCTGTTGTACAAAATACCGATGTAGGTACTGATCTTTCATTTTATAGAAGAAAGTAACTATGCAATTAGCATTTGGAGAATGGTTACCTGACCAACCTAAACATTTAAACAAAGGAGCTAATGTAGCTAATAATGTTTATTATGCTTTACAAAGTTATAAACCTTTTAAAAGTTTAGTTAGTTATAGTTCAAATAATATTGCTGCAGATTCAAAAGGTGCAGGTTCATTTAGAGATGGATCTAATAATGTTTATAATTTTGCAACTACAAAAGATACTATTTATCAATTAACTGGTGGTTCTTTTACTGAAGTAGGAGCAAAAGGTTTATTATTAAATAATTCATTTGCAACCTGCACAATTACAGTTTCTGATTATGCAAATATTGCAGCTAGTGAAACAATTACTTTAACTAAAAATAATGGAACGTCAGTAGTATTTACTTCTACTCTTAGTTCTCCTGGTGCATTAGAATTTCAAGTTCAAACAAATAATAATACTACAGCTACAAATTTAAAAAATACTATTGATGCTCATGTAGATTTTTCTGCAACTGTCGTTGGTGCAGTCGTTACAGTAACAAGAGCTGCTGTAGGTAGAAATAATTTAACAACAGTATCTACTGATACAGTAAGATTAACCACTACAAACTTTACTGGTGGTACTCCATTAACTGGAGGTAATACAGACTTTTTTACATTTACTCAATTTGGTAATTATATTATTGCAAGTAATGGTGTTGATGCACCTCAATATTTTTTATTAGGTACTTCAACTGCTTTTAATAATTTATCTGGAATTGCAACTTCTGGTACTGTACCTACATTTAGAGTATCAGGTATTATAAGAAATTTTTTAGTTACTGGTAATCAACCAAATAATGTTAATAGAGTACAATGGACTGGCAACGATGATATTGCTACTTGGGAACTTGGAAAAAAACAAGCAGACTTTCAAGATTTAGTAGGAAGCGGTGGTAAAATTGTAGCTATAACTTCAGGTGAAATAGGATATGTATTTAGACAAAATCAAATTGTTCGTATGGACTATATTGGCGGACAAACAGTATTTAGATTTTCCGTTATATCTTCTAATCGTGGTGCTGTATATGGACAGACTGTAACACAAACAGATAGACGAGTATTCTTTTACGCAGATGATGGTTTCTTTGAAGTTAATGGTGATGCACTAAAAGCAATTGGTGCAGAAAAAGTAAATAGATTTTTTGATGCTGATTTAAATAAAGCTTATACAGATCGTATTGTTGCAGCAATAGATCCATTTAATAACTTAGCTTTATGGTTATATCCTTCTGTTGCTAATGCAAATAATACCACAGGTATTTGTGATAAATTATTAATTTATAATTATGTTACAGAAAAATGGTCATCAGCAACTGCAAATGCTTCAACAATATTTACACAGTTTGTAGGTGCATATACTGTAGAATTAATGGATATTATATCTACTAACTTAGATAATATTAATATTGCATTAGACACAGACTTTTGGAATGGTGGACAATTGTATTTAGGTGCAATTGATAATAATTTTAAAGCTGCTATTTTTGCTGGTAATCAATTAGAAGCAGAAATGGAAACATCTGAAATAGAACCTATTCCAGGACAAAGAACTAAAATTACTGGAGTTAGACCTATAGTAGATTGTGCTTCGACAGTAGCTCTTAAAACAAGAGATGCTTTAGTAGATACTGCTGTAACTTCTAGTTACGTTGCAGCAAATCCAACTGGCATAGCACCATTGAGACAATCTGGTAGATATGTTAGAGCTAATGTTAAAATAGCTTCTGGAACTAACTGGAATGACGCACAAGGTATTGATGTAACAGCAACACCAGCAGGAATTAGATAATGGCAGACATAACAGAATTAGATATTGATAACGTAAGATATTCTTTTGATACTCAAGAATATTTTCAAAGACAAGTAGAAGTAGCATTAAACGAATATATAAATAAATTTAACACAGAAAACGATAAAGTTTTCACATGGTTTATGGGAAATTAATATGGCAGGAATAAAAGATTATAGTATAACCGCAGCGAATAACACTACAATAGGAAGTATTAATACAGCAGAAGGAATGTTACCTTCTAATATTAATAACTGTTTTAGAGGTTTAGGTGCTGAACTTAGAGAGTGGTATAACGATTCTCAATGGGTTATTTATGGCGATGGAGATAATGGATTTACTATTACTTATGCTTCAGCTACTTCATTCACAGTAAGCGGTGTAGATGTTACAAGTATTTATCATATAGGTCGTAGAGTTAAAGCAATAGCTACAACTCCAGGAACTATATTCGGAACAATTAGTGCAAGTACATTTTCAACTAATACAACTGTAACTGTTGTGTGGGATAGTGGTTCATTAGCTAATGAAGCAGTAGAAATTTATCTTGCTATACTATCTAAAACTGGAGATTCAATTCCAGAATCTGTAATCACAAATGCTAAAGTCGCAACAGGAGCTGCAATTGACGCAGCTAAAATTGGTGGCGGTGCAGTATCTAATTTAGAATTTTCATATCTTGACGGAGTTACATCTGCAATACAAACACAAATAAATTCAAAACAAGCTACAATAACAGGTGCTGCTACAACAATTGTATCATCTGATTTAACTGCTAGTAGAGCTGCTATATCTAATTCATCTGGAAAGATTGCTGTATCAACAGTAACAGATACTGAACTAGGTTATGTATCTGGAGTAACAAGTGCTATTCAAACGCAACTTGGAACTAAACTTACAGCTTCAAATAATTTATCTGATGTATCTTCTACATCTACTGCTAGAACTAATTTAGGTTTAGCTATTGGTACAAACGTACAAGCATATGATGCTGAACTTGCAGCAATCGCTGGATTAACTTCTGCCGCTGACAAAGGTATTCAATTTACAGGATCAGGAACAGCTGCAGTATTTGATTTAACAACTGCTGGTAAAGCATTACTTGATGACGCTGACGCAACAACTCAAAGAACAACATTAGGATTAGGAACTATAGCAACTCAAAATGCTAATAGTGTAACTTTAACTGGTGGAACAATTACAGGATTAGGTGATCCGTCATCTTCTTCTGAAGTTGCTACTAAAAATTATGTTGATAATTTAGTTACTGGTCTTAGAACAAGAGTTATTGCTAGAGTTGCTTCTACTGCAAATGTTAATATTTCTACAGGATTAGAAAATGGTGATACTTTAGATGGTGTTACATTAGTAACAGGAAATAGAGTTTTATTAAAAGATCAATCTACTGCATCTCAAAATGGTTTATATATTGTTGTAGCTTCAGGAGCTGCTTCAAGAGATACAGAATTTGATATAATATCAGAATTAGCTGGACAGTTAATTTTAGTATCAGAAGGCTCTACTCATGCTGATGATTTATTTTTATGTACAACAGATACTAGTGCTACACTTGGTTCTAGTTCTATTTCATACGTACAAGTATTTCCAAGTTCAGGTGGTACAGTAACATCTGTAGCAGTAGCTGATTCAGGATCTTCAGAATTTACAGTAACAGGAAGTCCAATAACTTCTTCTGGTACAATATCACTTGCAGTTAATTCAATTGCTGCAACTAAGATTGGAACAGGTACAGTAGATAATACAGAATTTGGTTATTTGAATGGTGTAACTTCAGCTATTCAAACTCAAATAGACAATAAAGCAAGTAAAGGATTCTCAATAGCTATGAGTATTGCTTTATAAAACAAACTAATATATAGGAAAATAACATGGCACAAGATTTTACAAGATATAAAGAAAGACTAGTAGGAACATCTGCAACTACTTTATTTACAGCAAACTCAAATGATACAATCGTAGGTATATCAGTTGCTAATGTAACAGCAACAGCAGTTAATGCAGATGTATTTATTAACGATGGATCTAATGATTTTTATTTAGTTAAAAATGCACCAATACCTGCAGGATCAGCATTACAAGTTTTAGATGGTGGAGCTAAAGTTGTTGTACAAAATGGTGATATTTTAAAAGTTAAATCCGACACAGCTAGTTCATTAGATGTTTGGATTTCAACTGTTGATGCAATATCATAATAGGAAAATATAAATGCCTTTCATAGGAAATAAACCTTCTGCAGTACCTTTAACTTCTGCGGATATAGCTGATAGCATTATAACATCTGCAAAGATTGTAGATGGTACTATTGTTAATGCAGACATTAATGCTACATCAGCAATCACATTAAATAAATTATCTGGCAATCCAAGTTTTAGAAATATAGTTATTAATGGTGATATGAAAATTGCACAAAGAGCAACAAGTGTAACATCTATAACTACTGGTGCATATAGAACAACAGATAGATGGTTATTTGATGTAAGTTCACTTGGTACTTGGACTATGTCGCAATCAACAGATGTACCTT